TTGCACATACAGTAAGGGCGTATCTCTAATGAGATTTCTGAATACCTTACAACGCTAGAAAGAACAGCTGGGAAACTCCCCCCTCACAATGTGAGAGGTTGAAAAACCAAGTTCTTACATTGTAAGGACGCGATAAAATCGCGCGGTGCACTGCAACACCAATTTACATACATATAAAATGTACAATTTAGGATGGTAAAATAGATAAAAAATACAAATCTGGGACACCACGAAACATGAACAAATTAAAATCATCAGCAACTGCTTCATGAGTCACACAAGAAAAATCCAACTCATCAGCTCCCATAAAATCCATCCTATATCCTAGGGCTTCTGATGATGTTAGTGGCGTAACATAGGTACGTACCCACCGTTTTTTGGCATAATACGGCAATTCAATTTCTGCCACATGTCCTTGGGGAATGGTGGAGTATGTTTTACCGGCGAAACTATTGTCATGCAAGGCAAACGCAGCTGTTAAATTGCTATCAGATCTAACATAAGTCCTATCAAAAGTACCATGTATTGATTCTGGTTCACGACCAACAGCAAATAATGCCCCCTCCAATTTTCCGTGAGGGTAAAATTTATATCGCATTCCACCACGCCAACCAGCAAAACATCCACTGAGCAAAGCCCTCAAGGTCAATATGCCTGACCATTCAGTTCCACTAATTGACGACCCACGATATAGAGGATGCGCGTTCCGTCGTATCTCTTGCCAACAATACTCTCCTGGCGTTGACACAACATTTGTCACCACTTCTAAGAAATTGAATCTTTTAAGTAGTGTTCTAAAGTTGCATATGGGATCGCCGTGTAGAAAGGAGGATGCTGTAGAAACCATCTCTCCCCCAAGTTCGTCAATATTTGCTTCTCCATCTGGCGTATTGACATCCCCAGTGGCGACAACTTGATCAGTTGACACTACTCCAGCTTGAGCCTGTAAGGCCGCTGGAGATTGGCGAACATATGTGTACCTATTGAAATTATCTGACACTGGATTCCACACTTCAATATCATCTGATGAAATGAACACATTCAAATACACAGGATCTGTGGAACCACTAGAATCAGTCAACTCATTAAGTACATATACTGTCAAGGCACCATTATGCTGACCGTTAAGTGCAACTGCTGGACCAGCTGTGGTCCAAGTCGTTGAAGATGGCATACCACCTGTACTCAAAGCTGGCTCATCAACTCCCCATCCGACTTCTAAACTGAAATCCCTCTCAGTAGAAATATCGATTATCTCAGACCGCACTGTCTGAATCTGGGGAATACCATTGGCTGTAACAGGGTCCCAAACAATGAGTATTCTACCCCTATGGTACGCTGACGCCACCAATTGAAAGCGGTATTTCATAGTGGCACGCCAATAACCAAAGGGCAAAGCCACAAGACCGCACGGGGTAAGGGAATTACTTTGATTTGATGCGGGCAAGACCCTAGCTTGTCGAGAATTGACCATTGGAGTCACTGGGATAGAAAATAAAATTTTGTTCACTGCATCTGCAGGGGCCCAAGGTACGGCTATTGTCCAACTAGGCTTAGCTGCCAACACCTTCAATGACAATTCATCAACATTGCTAACACCAGCTGTGCCAGGGTCAACTGTCACTTCCCTTTTGGAATTGAAACCCAGAGTATGATTTGTATCAAAGGAATCAATACACGCTAAATCCCCGGCCTGAGCTAGACGCATTAACACCGGATTCTCTATCTGGCGTGGCTTGCAATAACCAAACATGCTAGCCATGCGTCCCAGGGCATTTGCTCCGATTTGAGATGCCATTGCATATGGACCAATAATGGGAAGATTTTGTAGTTTACCAGCCACCTTTTCCACAATAGCGGCTCTTTTTGAAATCGGGCCCTTGGCGTATTCATCATCAACTTCACCAGCTTGTGGTAACAACCCACTTATGTTAAACTGAGTAGGGGAACTCAATTTGACATTATCACACCAGGCAAATATTTTAATGTTCACCGGGTTGGATGTGGTTGCATGGTGAAGTGTTGTGAGTGATGTCAACCAGCACTGACCCAAATCATCAGGATTTCCCTGCACCAAATTGAAACAATCTTGCGGCCAAAAGAATGGTAATTCCATCTCGCCACCTTGAGACAAAGTAGGATCCAGGAGTATATGTGGTCTTTGTGTTGCTCGCATCAAATCTCCAGTAAACGTTGGTTGAGTGTAGTGAAGCCACCAGGAGGGTGGATCGGGGTAGGGATAGTATGACAATAGTCCGGACCCCCAATAAAACCCATTTCCATTTATGACAACCTTGAGTTTCAGGTTCCCGACAAAATTCCTGTAATTACTCAACCTATTAGCTATCCGTGGATTTCGCATCCAATCCGTCCACGGATTAAAAATCGCGTCAAGTGAAGCGCCAATTGTCCAGTCATATTCCTGTATAATAACAGGACGACTAAAGAAATTGTGAAAATCCAATTCCTCATCATAAGTGCCAAGACGGCTTGGATCCTCATTAGCTTGGTAACTAGTCTCATAAGCGGGACTTTCATCAAAGAATGTCACTGTGGAGGCCTGTTTGGTGTTTGCCAATGTGGTCTTGTGTAACCCAACTTGTGGGTGTAAATTCGAGATGTCCATCTCTGCAAGTTTGCTGATGTCTTGCTCATCTTGTGACCTCGAAATAGACTGCGTGGACGAGGTTTGCCACTGATTAGAATTATTAGAAACTATAAATAAAATGCAAGAGACAGTTAATCTACAAACAAGTCAAATGTTACAGAGTACATTCATAAACTCATAAAATAATATGTAATATATACAAATAGAAAAGTTGTTTTCATCACCATCTTTCAATTTGGAAACCTTGGTTCCGCATGATTACATCACAACGTAGCAACAGATTGTCGCCATGTGCAAATTCAAGTGATTGTAACAACATTGTTATATAGTGACTCACCAACAATTGAGAAAGCAAAATTTTGTCGCTATACTCTTCTCTTGGTAAATTGCTGGTGGCCACATACTTCGACAACACACCAGTACCAACAATATGGAGGCGACCAACCAGAAAACTCCTGATATAGTCACTAAGCTCATTTAGTGTTGGTATGTGCGCTACTCGTCGTAGCCGCCGGAATTTGTAGACTATGGCCAAATCCATCATCGAACACAAAAAATTGCCATCTTGATGCTCATACAAATAAGAGATGCACTCAGCTACACGCTTCCGAATCCAAAAGTGAGTGTATCTCACCACTACAGCATCCTCCAACTCATGTTGAAATGCTGCATCCATGCGATAGTCAGCACTCCAAATCCCACCACAAGACAAGGGCGCGTCCCAAACACAATAAAATCGAAAATTGACATCCGCCACTGTGTTCACTGTGCCAATTACATAATCGGCAACAATTGGGCAAGTGTTAGGTCGTCCTTCAAAATCTTCCATGAACATCTGTCGTGCTTCGCTCAATTCCTCAATCAACCAGTCGTATGCCCATAGACGATTAGAGAATTGAGTCTGTCGTTCGACACTCAAATACACGACCCAATCTCGAATCTCAGTTATTTCCTTATCCCCAAAGACCATGGGCCGATGGTGTTGTTCTCCAGTTGGTAATACAAAATCCCCATCAACAACACCGCTCTGCCCATTTAAGACTTGCTTAGCACAAGGATAGGCACTGAAAGTTTGTTGAAATCTTGTCACGATTTCCTGTACTGTAATTGGTGTGAAATAGTCACGAACTGCATGTCCCTCTGAATCAACAGCAACTCTTGCTATTTTCTCAAAGATTGGCAAATGCTTGTCATACTCTTCCACACCATGATAGTACAATTCACAGAGTGCTCCATTCAAGTTGCCTGCCGCTATCTCAGCCAATGACTCAGCCTGTCCTCGCTTAGGACGTCGGCTAAGGGCCAATGATTTGAAAATACTCTCTTTAGCCAAAGCGCCAACCCTGTGCTTCAATTGTGGATGCATAAGAAAAGTTCTTTTGAGGAAGGCTATGGTCTCAGCCTTCTTGAAGGGCACTGTAACCGAGTTCTTCGAGCCGTCAGTGTATTTTATTCCAATCTTTTCCAATTGTTCACAAACACTCACCATGTTGAATAGCATTTCCTTTTCGCTCACTCCAAAAAACTGATCATCACCATACGTCATCAAGGCGACCATTGTGTGGAACAATGGTATTTGTCCAAAATTGGATTCATGCATTGCATAATACGCGTAGCGCATGTACAAACAATTACACAAACCATTGATGACCACTGTCAATGGGTGACCAGAAGGAACAGAACCAAATGCTTGGAATAGGAGTCCACTAGATTCGTAAATTGGGAATGCACACTCTGTGGCAATGCCATCGAAAACCTTGAGCATTTCCTGAGTATACCCACAACACTTTAGACAATATCTGATTATGTCAAAGGCTCCTATCGAAAATTCCGGTCGGATTGATGTGTCGAAAGACGAAAAGTCACCATCTCCACATCGACTGTCCCCGAATTTTGTGACCATGTTGTAAATTTCCTCCCAATCTTTGCCCGTGGCATCAACTCCAACTGCACTTTCAAATACATCTGGAAAGTATGTCATCAGAGTAATCAAGGGCAATGTCATCATACGAGTCGCAATGACCAGAGCAACTGGTGCCCCAGCAAACACGCGAATTTTGTTCTTCTCAATCTTTTCAAATGACACTGGTTCATCCTTAAGATTGGCCCTGAACACCACATTCACTCTTCGTCCCTCATGGAACCATTCAAGTAAATTCTCAGTTTCCAACTTCACGTCAGCTTTTTCGGGATCAAAAATGATTTCGTACTCATAGACAATCTTTCCATTGACTTCTTTGCGTGCCACGAATTTTGTGGTATCCAAACCCATCTCATCACGCAATGCACAGCCAACAAAATGTTTCCATTTGGGTTTATTCAAAGGGAAACCCATTGATGTTAGAGGGTTGATAGAATCGAACCCACGCACACCTACCACGCCATTGATTGCGGTATTGTAATCAAGGGGATGAACAAATTTCTGCACATCCTGATTTGTCAGAAATGGTGACAATTTTTCTTTAAAATCACAAATGGCAGCGTGCAAATAATTTGGATTCACATTGGGCAAGGGTTTTGTTGAATTAGTCAGATGTCTGTGTCTTGAGTGTTTTTCCGCACTCCGACGAGGAGCAAAGTGAGTTTCTTCATATCCAAGCTCATCCTTCAAATACGGTAGCAACGGAGAAGGAATGACATCAGAACGAAATTTTGATTGCGGCAATTGATGCTGTCCAAGAACCTCAACGTTTGTGTGTGGATTATCCAAATAGTGTATAGCACTGAACTCATGCACATCACCACTCACTGGCACATCCACACCTAACACTCTTATGGGTTCTATATTTTCATCTGACACATGTATGGATTCTCCGATTGGTGGCAACATTGCCTTTGACAACAGCACAGCACCACACTCACGTGTGGCTGACAACCCACTATTGTGCATGCCAATCAAAATTGGATTTCTCCCTGCCAAAAATACCATTGATCCACACATGCCATCATGATTGTCAGCCTTGTATCTGACCAAATCATAGTGGCCAACGTGATTGACATTGGTGTAGGCAATACCCTCAAATCTTGATGCACACTTATAAGCAGAGGGTGGCTGGAACTCCACACACTTTTCATCAACTTGTGATTTGTGCACATGATAGATCAGTAGTGGAGCATTCTTGTCAATTTTGATCTCTTCTGTGTTGTCAAGCATATATTTAGAAAAATCTGTATTTGATCCTCCTCTTGGAACTTCAACAATTAGCGCATCAGAATTTGGTACACGGTAGGAATTCACATCGGCAACAATCACACTGAATCTTTTCACCCCCACATTGGGATGTGAACGAAAATTGACCTCATACATTTTCCCTCTTTCGAAGAAGTGTCCAACCAACATCCAGCGGATACCACCAACTGGTATTGCATTACCCCACTTTATAGGTCCAATGACTTCATTCGATTGGGGATCCCATTCTTGGATGAAAACGACATGTAAATTCCTATCAATTTTCTCTTCAAGTTGTTGGAGTGTTGTCGACACACTAGCCTTTGATCCTCTGATCCTGTTGGAATAAATCCTTTGATATTTGTCATCTTTCTCAACAAATTGAGACGGTGTTCGTGCTGCTGCCTCAATGCGAGTAAACACGGCCCCCTCTCCTGTCAGTGGTCTGGGCATGAATGTCCTCTGTAGCATGAATGCCGCTGCGCCCATAGCCGCTATGGTTCCAAGAATTTTAAGCCATCTTTCATGTTGAAATTCATCTTTCTTTTTCCTGATAAAATATTCAACTTGGTTCATATGTCCTGCGAGATTATACTTGATCCGCTGCAGAGCGGTCATGGGTGTTATTTCAATCTCATCTGGAACATCCAATGCGTCATTCTCTTCCAAAGGCTCCCACCAATTACGCAAAAAAGCATCAACAGCTCCAATTCCATTGCGTGTCGTCTGACCGATGGATTGAGCCCATGTTGGATTCTCAGATCCAGTCATACCACTTCTTACACTTTCTCCACCAGTATGTTCATACCACCGTGCCTCATCTAGTAGTTCACTTCGATCTAACCAATCTGGCCCACCAGCTTGGCCTTCTAATTCAGGCGCCACAGACTCCTCATCGGATCCTGAGAGAACTTCTGCTGCATCCCCTAATGGAGGTATACCAGTGACCAAGTCCGTGGTCTCTGCTTCGAAGAAAGCATTAGTAGACAAATCATCATCATCACTATGCAATGACTGACAATGTGCACAAGGGACTGGAAACATAGGGTGTAACAAGCAGTGATCTCTTTTATGCAGCTGGTCACTTGCATCCACGACCGATTTCTGCTCTTCATAGTATTGTGGGGTTTCTTCTGCCAAATGCAAGACTAAGCCCACAACATCCGTGGTGGTAAAGGTATCAAGGTGCCATGTATCTGCAAACATATCAGTCTGATTTCGTTGCAGACGCACATGTGATAACTTCAAGTCCCAAGCATTAGGATGAGTTTGGCCCAAAAATTTCTTCGACATGCTGCCATCTGGACCCGCAGCACCCTCTTTGAGCGATACATCAACAACCAGATTGAACCGTCTCATAATAGATGCTGGGTTCACTGAGAAATAAGAAGCATTGAGGCTCCTGGTGTTTGTGGTTACAAGCACCAACTTACACCGTATATCAGTCTTTCCTTTTTTCTCAGCAATAGGACTTAATGCTGAACAATGCACATTGTTGATGAACTGGATCAAAACAAACAAGGGGTTATGCGTACACCGTTCAGGCTTTGTGTTACCAACATCATCAAATGTGACACACACATGGTTGGTGCCGAACTCTGATTGATATTCATCATCTCCATTGAGATTGCAGCTGAATTCTGGTCCCTCTGGAAAGCCATTGGCTTTACACACCGTGTGACGGATGATATTCGTCACCACACTTTTCCCGACGGATGATGGCCCACGTATCAGCACGGCGTAGGGTTCCACTCGCAAACCTTTCTCATGCCAATGTGATTGCAGATCAACTTGGAATTTATCCAAGCGAATCAAGCGGTTCTGAATCTCCTTTTGCAATGCTGCATCGCCTTTCGACTTTTGTTTTAGGGATTGGTGTGCACTGGTCACTTTCACTAAGTACACCATGAGTTCCGATTCATCGTTAATGCCAAATTCATCCTTCGCTTTCTCCATTTGGCCTGTTATGTTATAATTGATGAGTTTGCAGCAATTGCGGTACATCTCATCAATTTCATTTTGATCTGAATCATACAACAGTAAAGCCAAATTTCCTGTGGAGAGAGCCGGTATCATGGCATCTATCACATAGTCCAAGGTTGCAAAAACATGATGAAATATTGATGAATGCTGCTTCCTGCGTAGTTGCAAATTCAGCGCATTATACAATTCAGTCGTGAATGCTCCCTCAGCTTTCTTTGGAAGGAACCCACTCATGATCAACATGTTCAACACACCGGCCAATTTTTGCCCAAAATACCCTTCTGTGAGCACTGTCCAATTTTTTGAAAACCATCCATTCTGTCCATTCAATCCTGAGTTCACTATTTCAGCATCATGTTCTGATAGGAGAGTGGTAACCCACTGACCCACACGAAGAGCCAAACTCCTATTTGGTATCCATGTCTTGAGAAAGAGCATAACTGGAATAATCATGTCATTTAGAGTCTCTCTTTTAGCCAAATCCACCACAAGCAACATCAACGTTTCCAATCGCGATATCAGAGCTTCAATCATGTCGTCATCGTCGTCTACTTTCATTGCCTGACGGACTTTTGATATAAAATCCTTGGTACGTCTGATTTGTTCAGTCACGCCTCCAATCTCAGTTGCCAAATTGCCAATTGTATCAAGTAGCCTCCCTACCTGGGGTTGTAACAAAATCCCACCCCTTACTTTGGGGTCATGTAGCCTTGCCGTAGGCTGGGATTGAGGGTTAAAAGTATCGATAACAGTTCTTGTGATTTTCATTTTTGTATAGAAAAGTCCCAAGTCCTGTCAAACAATACTTTACCCTGGTGCACGAAGCACACGATCAGAGTAAAGAAACTGTTCACACAGGTTGCCATATACCATAAGTGGTTGTTAATCCACCAACTGCGGTCTTCATCAAGCGCTGTCTACTGATCAAATAGACGCTCTCAGACCAGTCACACTTGAGCTTCAACCCACACTTCCATATGGTTTATAATCAAAAGATTATCCAGGTTGTGTGATGAATCTCCCTATCTACTCGTTTCGAGCAGAAAATATCCACAAGTGTGACTCTATGACAAAGTCTATACACAATATTCAATGCCCCAAAACAATAAGGGGGTTAATACACTATTGTGCTAAATTGTGTATATACGTGGGAATATAAGAAAATATTCTTGGCCCATTCGGAGGGCGAGGCTCAATCAACTTGGTCCTCATTCCGGTCAATTCATTGACATATTCTGTCCGACTATTACTCTTTCGGACTGACAGTAAACAAGAGTGGCAGGTTAAAGCGAACCCGCTGCGCACCTAATAATAGGATTTTGGCCAGACGTTAGTTTCCCTGCTATGCAGGACAATTTCTTAGTGGGATGTCAAACCCACTCCAAATTCGTTTTGGATCGCTGGTGACTAATTTGTTGCCAGCTAGGCGTAAAACGTCTGGAAGCCTTCAACCAATAGGTTGGGGTTGATTGTATACAATATATAATAAAATCTTTAGTCCACCGTCTTCTAGTGTGTGAGTAACAACACCCACATCTAGTGTATACAGTGTAACATAAAATCAAATTAATATCCTCGAGAGGCTTATCTGCTTCAGGAATGAAACTTGCTATAGGTAGACCTATAGC